TATCTTTCTCCAAAGTAATTTACACCAGATAAATTTCCTGCAACTGTATTAACATTAGCAATTGAACCACCAACATTATTTACGTTAGTTATTGCTCCTGCTACTGTTCCAATATTATCTGAACCTGCTAAATCTGTAGCTACAGTTCCAATGTCTGTTGCATCTCCTGCTACTGCTGTTACGTTTGCTGAAATTCCTGCTACTGTGGTTACATTAGCAATATTAGTAGCTACAGTATTTACATTAGCAATAGAACCTGCAACTGTACTTACGTCAGCTATATCTGTTGCGACTGTTCCAATATCAGTTGCGTCACCTGCAACTGCTGTTACGTCTGCTGATATACCTGCAACTGTTGTTACGTTTCCTGATATTCCTGCTACTGTAGAAACATTAGAGTTGTTTCCTGCTACTGTGTTTATATTAGCACTATTAGCATTGACTGCATTTATGTTTGAACTGTTTGCATTTACAGCGTTTATGTTTGTTGCATTACCTGCAACTGCATTAATATTTGTAGAATTACCTGCTACAGAATTTACGTTGGCTATATCTGTAGCAACAGTATTAACATTAGCTATGTTAGTACCTACAGTATTAACATTAGTTATATTGTTAGCAACAACTTCAATTTCTGAAGTTGCTTCGTTTAAATCATTTGCTACTGTTTCTACTTCAGAGATTGCTTCATTTAAATCATCAGCTACTTTTATTACATCATTAATATTTGTAGCTACTGTGTTTACAGAAGCTATGTTTGTAGCAACTGTAGAAACATTTGCATTGTTTCCTGCGACTGTAGTTACATTTCCTGAAATACCTGCAACTGTAGTAACATCAGAACTAATACCTGCGACTGTTGTAATATTAGGTAAATTGGTGGATATAAACTGTTCGTTTACAGCATCAGTATTATTTACTGGGTTTGCTAAATTCTTAATTACTTTATTATTAGCATCATATTTATCATCAGTATCTAATCCTAATTTACTTGTACTGTCGTCTGTAATTTCTTGAGCAATGTAAAAGTTTTGGTCTGCTGACCTATCTAAATCACTTTCAGTAAGAACTGAACCATCTGTAAAATCTATTAATCTAGCGTCTGTAGGTGTTTGACGTTCAATTCTAACAACACTTGCATTAGCAGGTGCAGTAGTGAAAGTTAATGTTGATGATGAAATAGTAAAAGCACTTGTCTCTGTTCCATCAATAAATGCTTTAACGTGTGTGCTATCTATAAATTCAAAAGGTATTGAGTACTGTGTAGTACTACCATTACCTGTGTAAGTTACTTGTGCTAAAAATGCCATATATTATTTACTAAATTGGTAAAGTGAGTTTAAATCAGATGGATTTACCTTTATTCCCATCTTCAATCTTTCTAAATTTGTATTAACTGCGTTAAGTGAATTAAATAAAGTGAACTTACCTGTATCATCTTCTGTACTAGTAAAATTTCTTGCTTCTTTAATAATTAATTCTTCAACTGCTGTATGATAATCTTTAACAACTTGTCTTAGTAGTTTAGCTTTACCACCAATGTCTTTGTTGTTTTTATCAATATTTCTAGGGTCACTTAATTGTTTGTAACCACTAGAATTAATTACTTGTTGTAATTTTTGGTCTAAAGAAAGACCACCTATTCTTACTTTTCTTAGTAATTCTTGTTGTCTGTTATAAGCAGTTTGACCTTTGTTATTTACAAAGAATGTTAAATCAACATCACCTTTTAATGTTGTTTTCATGCTAGGTAAATTAACACCTAGTCTAAATATCTCTTTTGCTACTGGGTCATTCTTTTCTGTAGTTTCACCAAAAGGATTAAAGACACCATTGATTAATCTAGTTTGTTCATCACCCTGTATTCTTAAAGCATTACCTCTAAAGTCATATTTAAACTCTACTTCAGCAGTACCACTTCTCTTTTTAACTTCGTCAAATATATCTTTAGTATCTCTGTAGAATGGGTCGTTAATTAATTTTGTATAAATATTAGGTATAAAAGAACCAACTTTAGATTTTGCATATCTTGTTACTTTATCAGGATTATCGTCAGTAAATACTTCCATTGCATCTGCTAAACCTTTTAAATAAGTTTTAGAAACTAGGTTTCTTGATACTGATGAAAAGATAGCTGAAATATTATTACCTAATTTTTGTCCACCACTTAAATAATCTCTAGGACTACCACCTTGTTGAGCAATTAATAACATTAAGTTACTACCTGCTCTTTGTGCAGTTTCTTCATCTAGTTGGTCTCTATAAGTATGAAAGTCTACTACTAATCCAAAGAAAGCACCAAATGGGTCAAACCTTCCAAACTCTCTGTATTTATAAGTTTGTGTTTCATCATCATAATATCTAAATGAATAAGGAATAATTCCTGATGCCTTTTTTAAATCTTTTAATTCTTTTGAGTTAGTAAGTTTCTCACCTCTAATCTGACCTTGACTACCAGTCACATGACCTTCTGCTACAAGTTTATTTGCAAGTAATGTAAATGCAAAACCTGTTGCAAGTTGTCCTCTAGCTTGTGCCATTCTTTCAGCACCATTTCTACCAAAGAAGTCATCTCTATATTGTTTTCTAACAAAACCTAATGGTGTTCTATCTACAACATTTAACATTAAGTTCATTGGTGTTCTAGTAAATGGAATAATTTGTTTCATTATCGGATATTCATTAGTTAAATCCGCAACTCTTTTCATTATTCCTGTTAATTCGTTTGTGTAAGTACCTTCTTCTGCCATCTTAAGTACTTCATCATTTCTACCTCTACCAAATTTATCAAAACCTGCTTCAAAGTTATCTATGACTGCTTGTTGAAATTCAGTAGTTGGTCTTCTTGTTTTAATATCAAAGGCAACAATTTTAGTATTACTCTTGCCTTGTCTTAATGCTTCTTCAAAAGCATATTTTTCTAAATGAGTTCTATATTGTATTTGTTTAAAAAATTCGTCTTCAGCAGTTAAAAATCTACTAGGTAGTCTAACAATTTTACCTGCTATATTTATTGCAGTTCCTACAATGCTATCGTCTTCAACTTCTACACCATCAACAATCTTTCTTTTTTGAATAGACTTTTTAGGTGTATCTAATTTATTTCTAGAAGTTAAAATTCCATCTTCTTTTTTAAGTGCAAGACCTGCATACTTCACAGCATCTTTTAGGTATCTACCCATTGCAACATAAGAACCTAATGCTTTTCCACCTTCTGCTCTTAATTGTAATGCTTTATTTGAATTACCTAAATATCCTGTAAGCGAACCTACTGACTTTTCTAATGGTCTAATAAACATATTAAACAAGTTAGAAGTCATGTTTATTAAATGAGTTTTAGGATTAGATAAAAGTGCATTTATCCATAATTCATTTGCTATATCCCAAGTCTTGTTTCTGCTCACATAATCTATAATTTTAGTCATGTCAGCATCACCTGTTAAAGACCACTTTCTTAAAAATTCTTCTTCATTACCTTTAATGCCATATAACTCAGCTTCTTTTATTAGTGCTTCTTGGTCTTTTGCTACCTGAGTTTCTAATGATGTTGCTTGTAATCTTTGTGTTCTAGCTATTTGTGCTGATATTTGTTTTTTACTTTTATTGACTGCAACTAATTTATTAAAAGTCTTTTTCCATAATTCTCTAGCTACTGGGTCTGTTTGACCTAACTTAGCTAATCTTTTAGATGCACTATTTAAGAAACCTCTGTAAGCATTCATTGCAACTACAGTTTCAGGTGATTTCTTAAGGTCTTTTACTAATTTAACAATATCACTTTCTAAAACATCTGGTCTACCTTCGTACATTTTTCTTGCACTTCTCTCAACCATCTCATCAGAAATAACTATCTTTTTATTTTTAACTAAATTTTTAATTGATTTTTCAAAAGCTATTTCAGAAATTAAACCATCTTTATCTAAATCTACAAGTTGCTTAACATTAAATTGTGTAGAGATATTCATATCATCTAACAATTCATCAAAGTCTTTAGATTTTAAACCATTCTTACTAAATTCGTCTTGAGCAGTTTTAAATGTAGAAAATATTCCATCTTCTAAACTTTTTAAGTTACCTAAATAAGTATCTGTTAATTCATCTGATGCTCTAGGTGTTTTAATAGGTTCAGGTTTTAATTTAATATTTTCAGAAGTTTCTTTTGCAGGTGAATATCCAAATTCATTAAGGTCATTTCCTGTACTAAATATATCTTTAACTTTAACTTTTTTAGATATAACAATACCTGCTTCATCACCCATTGCACCATAACCACCACTAGCATGGTCTTTTGCATAGGTTTTACTTAATGTTACCCAGTCACCTTTATTAATTTGATTTATACCTTTTGGAACTCCTCGATAAACTGTAACTTCCATTTCAGGATTGTTTTTAGCTTTTTTAATTATTGCAAAACTTTCTTTATCAGCTTTAGTTCCACCTCTAACTCCACCATATAAATTTAAAGCGTTGTCAGAATAAATATCATCAGGAAAGAAACCTTCACCTTTTGGTGTTTTAGTTAAATTATCTAATCTAGCGTTATCACCTGCATTTGTAGGTGGATTGTCTAATTGATATTGTAAAATGGTTTCATCTTCTTTTAACTGTTTTTCGTCAATTGATTTACCATTAGCTTGTGCCTTTTTATTTTTATACCATCTAAAGGCTCTAAAAGTTCCTTCTAAAGCACCACCTAGAAAAGCACCTTCTAGTGCATTTTTAAATCTAGCTTCATACCAAGTATCATCTTGGTCACTTTCTAAATAATCTATGATTGGGTTTTCTAATTCAGGTGCAAAGTCATTGACCATATCTGCAAGTCTTCCACTATCTTGGTCAAACGCTTGAAAGTCTGCAATACTTCCTCTTGCAACAGATTTTGCTAATTGTCCTGTACCTGTTACAGCTTTAGCACCTTTTAATAATCTTCCACCACTAAACCAACCAGTTAAGAATTGAGTAACACCTTTAGTGATACCACCTGCAACTGTTTCTGGGTCTTTATCAAAATCAGGTAAAGTTAATTTGTCATCAATTAAACCTTTATCTTGTGCTTCTTTGTATGAAAGAAGATTAGGTTTTAAATCTGAGAATTGAAATTTTCCATCACCATTTCCAAAACCTACACCATAGAAGCCAGTCTTTTCTCCTAAAGTGTCACCAAATTGTTCAACTAAACCTATTGAAGCCTGAACACCATCTCTTACTCCATCAACTGCTGATAAACCAATATCAGTAACTAAATTTCTAGTTCTTGGTTCTTCTTGTTGATTAGTTTGTGGTACTTCTTCTTTAAATCTTGGTAATTCTAAATACTGCTGAATTTCTTCCTCATTAAATTCATTAGTATCAAACTCTACTATTTGACCATTAGGTGCTGTTTTTTTAATTATTGCCATTAGTTTGAACCGCCTACTTCTGCTATTTGGTTAGATGTTTGTTTTTCAACAATCCTGTCATACTCCTCTTGGGTCATTGCGTTAGGATTGTCTCTTTTAAATTTTCTAAGTTGAGTACCTGATAAACCTTTAGGTATGATGGCTACGTTAGACATATCC